TCAAAAGAACCCTCTGGCCCAGCGAGGTAGCCTTCAGCTGAACCAAGAGGTTCAGCACCAGATGCTTTCATCAGCTCCTCAGGGATTGGGTCGCCGGGCTTCCACCCCTGACCCATGAGCTTTGCCAGTACCTCTTCGTACGTTCCTGTTGTACCGTGCTGGGGCATTAGAACCTCCTACCACTCGGGTTGGGCGGACGCATACCACCTCGCATACCACGACGGCCAGCGCCCCTCACTTGTGGCCCCATCGGTGGGCCTCCGCGCATACCTCCACCTGGAGGCATCTGAGGCTTGCCCATGCCTCCACGCAATGCCTGAACTTGAGCCATCTGGCCCTGCATCCCGCCCATACGACCTCCGCCGCCACCAACGGGAGGCATGGCCCGCGAAGGCATACCTCCAGCCATAGCACCCTGAGCAGTCTGAGCTTGCTGAAGCATCCCACCCATCCCACCACGCGAAGGCATTCCTCCAGCGGGGGGCATCGGCTTGCCTCTCTGCGCCATAGCTTGACTCTTTACACGACCCAGCATCCCGCCTCCCGGCTGAGCTCCACCACCTCTTGCCATACCCATCATATTCTCCTATAATCAACGACCGCATAGCCGTTGACAGAGCCAACCACCATATCCGGATTCTCGTGTGCCAATATGCCGAACCCTTTGGTTCCCCAGAGGTATGTCCAGCGGTAAAGTTTCCTGCCTAAAATCTCACCCACGTATTCAATGGCTCGCTTCAGCCTTTCGTCACTAAAGCTCATCGCCCCTGCTCCTGCGTTCAGGATACTCTGGGTCATGGCTTGATCAGCGCTGAAGGCATCCATCTGGCCAGAGTAAGTATCCTGCGCGGCTCCCGTGTAGTCAGCTCCCTGAGTAACCCCAGCCTGATTAAATCCTGGCATGGATGGCATCCCAATCTGCTGACCGTGAAGGATAGCATTGATTTCGTTAAGGCTGAAGCCTCGTGCTTGCATAACCTCAGCAATCTGCTGCTGCCTGAGCGTTTGGTTCGTACCAATGGCACTTCTGTCCATGGCCTGGAACCTGCCACCTTCAGCGCCGGCTCCAGCAGTCGCTTGCCATTGAGCTTGATTGTAAGCGTCAGTTTCCTGGAACCCTAGAGTCTCTATGGCTCTGTCGTAGGCTTCATCACCGGGGCGCAGTCCTTGGTTACGGAGCTTAGACTCCATAGCCTCGTTCTTCTGCTCCCAGATAGGATCAAGTCGTGAGGTGGCTCTGTTATAGAGGGCTTCACCAGCTTCATCAGCGTAATACTGACCTCGCTCCAGCCCTTCTGCTTGGGGGCCGAACTGATCCCAGTCCATGCTTTCGCCAAACTCATCAGCCACTCGGCCCATCATGCCAGCGGCTAGACCACTTCGGGCAGAGGTCAAGCCAAACTGATCATCAAGTGCTTGCTGCTGTTGAGGGCTAAGAGTTATAGTCTGCGCCCAGCCTCCCTCAGTACCACCTTCCATCCGGCGGGTTTCAGGGTTCCATGTGCCAGCAGTACCCTCTAGCTCTTCCCATGTACTGGAACCCCACGGAGTGAACTGGTCAGGCCGGTTAGCCCGAGTCTGCAACTCCATCATTTCAAGATTGCCAGCAGCAGTCTGTTCGGCAGCAGCCTCGTAGTCAGGCGGCGCGGGAGCTTTCTTGCCCATGATTAACCTCTATGTATTTACAGTTCTCTTTGCGGTACTCTGTAACCACAAAGTCAATGCCTACTTCAAAGCCATCTTTGACTCTGAATATCTCTTCAAAACCGATGTGCTTGTTGAAGCGCAACGCTTTTTCATTACAGGCGGGAGTGATCCCCATGATTATACCTTTATCACAATCGTTAAAGATCCAACCAAAGACAGCCTCCGGCCAACCATGCTTGAAGCACATCAAGTCTTCAAATGCTGTGTGAATGTGGACGCTATTGTGCGACCAGTGGTCAAAGGCTACCGCGCATACGATTTCCCCATTGCGGTAAGCGACCATACCCTTAGAGTCAGCAGACCTGACACACTCAGCTCGTGCTGCAACCCAGTTCCATTCATCTTCTGTGGTCATGCCTTTAATGAGGTAGTCACTCACAACATACCTCCTTCGTCCCATATCAGACCAATGGCAACAAGAGTAGTGGAAACCTGTGACCTGCCCCGCAGAGCAATAGCTATAGTCTTTCCTATACCGTAAGCTCCAATGGGGGGCTGGAAGGGAATCGCTTGTCCGCCCCAGATTGCTGTGTCCCAGAAGCCTGTATCCCACAAGGCTAGACTCCCAGGATTAGCATTAGGAGGAACATTCAGCTCTGTTAGGTCGTAATCGTACTTGGCGAACACATTGTACGATGGGGGAGCATCAGCTAAGAAGATGGGCCGCACGAACTGTAGGCGCTTGAACGTCTCAGGTGTTTCCAAGTCCTGGAAGCTAGTTAAGAGCTGCCAGCCAATCTGGTCGGGCATACCCCCAGCGAGGAGAGCATTGTCAACCGTACCCTCCATTTGGAATATGTCAGGGCCAACCGAACCAAGATACATCTCTGACTGGTACTGGTCGGAAGTAATCATGGGTACGTCGTTCCAAATACTCCATGCCTTCAGGTTAAGGTCGTACACATACTGAGTATACACCTTGCTCGCTTGCTTCGGAGTTTGAATGATTAGCCTAGATATATTTGGGTGAATTTTAATTTCCCACCCAAAGGAGGCTCTGCTCAATGCCATATCAGAGTTAATGAACCCCTGTATCTTCCAAGTCAGGCTGGCCTCTAATGAGAATGGATCCTTGCCCTCAAGCAAAGACCCCATGCTGATTAGTCCATACGAAGATAGGATAAGCAGGTCGCCACCATACAATGATGTAGTCCTGCGACCAAATGGCATGGCTCCTACGAACCACAGCCCTATGATACCGAAGGTAGCTGCACTCGCAGGGTCAGTTCCGGCGTATACAATGACATCACCAGCAGAGCTAATCGCTACTAGGTAGTCGTCTGGGCCTTCGCCGCTGTCCAATGTCCAGTCAGCCAGCATAGCGAGTATGCCACCATATCGGAACCGGCTACCAAAGTTGAATTCAGTGAGTGTGCCACCGAACACCCCAATGTCGCTATACCATGCAGAGGTACTGTCCTTTTCAATGTACCACATCCTGTTCTTCCAGGATATCACAAAGGCAATGTCTGCTGCGCCTCCAGCGGGGCCGACTATAGCGGGGACAGTCCAGACACCAGTGGACTCAGTGTATAGCTGAAGCCCATTGTTCTCATCAGCTACCAGTAGGAAGTGAGCCCCTCCGTCATTAGTAAACTGAGTGAAGGAACACCTGCCCGACTGTATATTCTTATCTGTCCACTCAACATCTCGTACAGGCGTAGTAGTAGAGGCACTGATATCATAGATACCATCGTCGTTAGCAGCCCAGAGTCTATCTTCAGACCCATCATCCACGCTGCCAGCGTAGGGAATAATTGTCTGTACATCGTTCCCTGCAAGTCCATTGGCATACTCATTAGTACCGGGGCGAACCTTTAGCCCAGCCGGAGAAGCATCAATGTTAATTGATACAATGCTATCCCGAGGCTCCATCCCGTACAGATTCATAATGGAGTTGATGCCGCCTGTGGGAGCCGGCATCGTGGTGGGCCTGGACGTCTGCTGCTGAGCTTGGAGCACTATGGCCCTCCGTAATTCGTATTAGGAATATTACGGAAATCGAGGTAGTGAATACCAGCCGCTCTTCGCCCTACGTTCAGTATGGGAGCGCTCTTGTTACCCTCGGTGGCTTGCTCCAGTGCCTTCGTAAATGCACCAAGAGCTGGCGCTGAGTTAAACCCCTTAGCTTCAAGGAACTTAAACCTCAGATACTGCACGATCAGCACCGGCTTAAAGAACACAATGTCAGCATTGTCTGTCACTGTGTCACAAAAAGTCCCGGGCGATGCGCCCGAGTCTACCCAGTTCCGTGAGATGTATTCAAAGTGAATATCAAGCCCATTCGGAGGTGGCTGGGGGAAAATGTTAAACTTGTTCTCCATGATACGGAAGCTGGCGTAGATCGTAAAGTTGACCAAGTCGCGGCCAAACAGATACGCCCATTGCTGGGGCGACAGAGGCCCACCCAGAGGTACATTTTCAGATCGCTCCCAGCCTGTCTGTGGGATCATATACCCAAAGTCCTCGGGGAGGTCGTACACACCCGTATCCGGGGGAACCGCTGTCAGAATAGCGTGTTCCCGCCGCAACACTTCCCATGGGTAGGACTCACACAAGTCCTGCCCACAGGTTGTGATCAGATTACGCAGTTGAACGAAGCTAGGGTTAGCATCGGCG